GTATATTCGAACCCCGATTTTTTTCTAGTCAGGCCGATTTTTTGTGAGGCGAACCCGCGATGCGACTGACCGATCTTGAGCCGCAATTCCTGGCGGTGAGCGCGCCCGGGCATTGGCGTCACGTCGACACTCTGGCGGAGGCTCAGGGCATTTTGTTCCTTTGCCCGAAATGTTTCGCCGAGAATGGTGGGCCGGTCGGCACTCACGCGGTGGTGTGCTGGTCAGCCGACCGCGGGACGCCGACGGAGGAGCGACCATTGCCGGGCCGGTGGGCGCTCAAGGGGACCGGCTACGCAGACCTAACGCTTGACGGGGAAGGCGGGAAGTCGCGCAGTGTTTTGCTTACGGGGCCGGGCTGCGGATGGCACGGATTTGTCACAAACGGCGAAATCAGTTGAGACGCGAGGCGAACGCTTGAAGGTCAAAAAGATCGAACCGTGCCTACAGCTCTCGGCGGGCTATTGCCGATCGCCTTTGGCGTGCGCGGATTGGGGATATTGCCGCGAGCGGAACTTTTCGAAGCCTGAGGGCGAGCGCTGGCCGGAGTGGCAGGAGCGTTGCCGGGCGTTGGCGGAGGCGCGGGCCGGCGATGGCGACTAGCGGCCTGGCGTACTACAACGAAAACGACCAGTTTGCAGCGCGATGGCTGCGGAACTTGATCGAGGCGGGCGAAATCGCCCCGGGGGACGTTGATGGCCGATCAATTGTTGATGTTCGACCTTCCGACATTGCGGGCTATTCCCAATGCCATTTCTTCGCGGGAATTGGCGGATGGAGCTACGCGCTCCGGCTCGCCGGATGGCCAGACGACCGCCCCGTCTGGACCGGGAGTTGTCCCTGCCAGCCTTTCAGCGCCGCCGGCAAGCAGCGCGGAACCGCTGACGAGCGGCACCTGTGGCCAGAGTTCCTCCGACTTATCGCCGAGTGCGCGCCTGCAACGGTCTTTGGCGAGCAAGTTGCTAGCCGCCTTGGACGGGACTGGCTCGCCGCTGTTCGATCTGACTTGGAAGCATTGGGATATGCCATCGGGGCCGCCGATTTGTGCGCTGCGGGCGTCGGGGCGCCGCACATCCGGCAACGGCTTTGGTGGGTGGCCGACTGTTCGAGTCGGGAACAACGGAGGGTTCGGGAACGGCGCGAGGGCGATGCAGCGATCAAACAGTCGGCTGGAGGATACGGTGCAGCTAGCGGGCTGGCTGACGCCTTGCGCGCAGGACGGACCGAAGGGCGGGCCGAGCCAGGGCACGGACCGATTGCCAGCGGCGGCAGCGTGGACTGGATGGCCGACGCCGCAAAGCAGGGACGGGGCGAACTCGCGCAGCGGACAGCCGGAGCGGACGGGCGGGCGGAGGCGGAACCTCGACGACTATGTGACTCTAGCCGGCTGGCCGACGCCGATGGCGGGGACGCCGGCTCAGAACGGCAACAACGAAGCGGGGAACAACGACTCCAGCCGCAAGATAGTGGCGTTGGCGTCATGGGCGACGCCGCAGGCGCGGGACGGGAAAGGATCGAGGACGGGGGGCAGCCTCTACACCCACAACGCTCGGCCGCTGAACGAGCAAGCGGCCATGCTGACGCCTGGTCCGACGCCGAATGGCTCCCCTGCCGCGATGGCAAAGCCCGGCCAACTCAACCCGGACTTCACCCGCTGGCTCATGGGATACCCGGCCGCGCATCTAAACTGCGCGCCTACGGCAACGCGATCGTCCCGCAAGCAGCAGCAGAGTTCATCAAGGCGGCTTGCGGATGAATCGGGGGAGCGGGGTGGCCCAGCGCGTCGGCGTCTCCGAACTCGCCCGGCTCAAGGGCGTCCGCAAGTCGGCGATATCGAAGCGACTGGCGCGACTCGAGGCCGAAGGGCTGATCGCGACGAAGATCGACGGGCAGCGGAAGACCGTCGACCTCGCCGAATGGGACCGGGTGACGGCGGCGACGGCGGACCCGGACCGGTTGCGAGGGCGAAGCAGCTTTCGGGCCGCGAAGTCTCCGAGGGCCGTCGAGGCGCCAGTCGCCGGCCTCACTCAGGCGCGGACCGAGACGGAGCAGCTTCGCGCGCAAATGGCGCGACTCGAATATGAGCGCCGGACCGGCCAGCTTATCCAGCGGCAGGACGTGACGCGCGCAATGGAAACGTGCGCGGCGGCAATCGTCCGGGAAATCGAACAACTGCCGACACGGGCCGACGACCTGGCCGCGGCGGTGCAGCGTGGCGGTGTCGCCGGGGCTCGGGAGTTCCTGCGGTCACAGGTCCGCCTGTTGCGGGAGGCGCTGGCGCGGCGCATGACGGTCGCCGCCGGCGATGAACTTGACGCCTGACGTTCAGTCGCTCATCGCGCGGACGCTGGCGCGCGGCTTCCGGCCGCCGGCGGAATTGATCCCGTCGAAGTGGGCAACGGAAAATCTAATCGTCCCCGATGGGCCGCGGGCCGGGAGTCCTTGGGACCCAGCGTTAACACCCTACGTCGCGGAAATCATAGACTGCCTCGGGCCGTCGACGCCTCACAACTTGGTCGCGGTCCGAAAGAGTGCTCAGACGGGCGTGTCGATCGCGGCGATTGCACTGGTCCTCGGCTATATCGCCCTCGCGCCGTGTAACATGGCCTACGCCTTGCCGACCGTGGCGGCTATGTCGGAATTCAACGGGCAAAAGCTCACGCCGTCGATCGACGGGACCGCGGCAATCCGGCGCCTGGTCCGGCCGCAGACTTCGCGGTCGTCGAGCGGGTCGACGGTCAAAACGAAGCGCTATCCGGGCGGCGCGCTGGTCATCCTCAACGCCAACCCGACGACCGACCTCAAGTCGAAGACGATCAAGGTCGGCGTCGGCGACGAAGTGGACGAATGGGCGGCCGACCTCGACGGCCAGGGCGACCCGTGGGCGTTGTTTGAAAAGCGCCTGACGGCGTTTCACGCGACCGGGGACCACAAGCTATTCGCGCTCTCGACGCCGAGCGTCGCCGGCGCCTCCCGCATTGACGCGCTCTACACGGCCGGGGATCGTCGGTGCTGGCATATCCGCTGCCCGGGGTGCGGCACCGAAATTCAACTCGACTTTTTCAAGGGGCTCAAGTTCGAGCGCCGGGCGCCGCACCGCGCGCACTACGTCGCGCAATGCTGCGGGACGATCATAGAGCACCATCAAAAGGCGATTCTTGTCCGCGAGGGACGGTTTATCCCGACGAACCCGGAGGGTCGATTTCCAAGTTTTCACGTTGACGCCTTGATCTCGCAACTCACGACCTGGGATCAAATCGCGAAAGAGTGGTGCGCGGCCGACGGCAGCGAAACCGCCCTTAAGGCGTTCTGGAATCAGACGTTGGGCTTGCCCTACGAGGCGCGCGGCGACGCGCCCGACTTCAAGGTCTTGATGGCGCGGCGCGAGCCCTATGAGGAAAATCGGATTCCTGCTATGGGACTAGTCCTAGTGGCTGGGGTCGACGTGCAACACTCCGGCTTGTGGGTGGAGGTCGTCGCCTTTGAGCCCCAGCGCCAGTCGTGGTCGATCTCAAAGCGGTTCCTGGACGGCGACACGATCGACCCTGACCGCGGCGCCTGGGCCGAACTCGCCAAGCTCTACGAAGAGCGGTTCGAGGATGCGTTCGGCAATCAGCGCGTTCTCGACGGGCTCGCGATCGACGCCGGCGACGGCGGCCGATACAATCAGGTCTTGCATTGGTGCCGTTTCCGGCCGAGGGCCTACGCTATCAAAGGCGTTCCGGATTGGGGGAAGCCGGCGTTTGGCACGCCGAGCCGAGTCCAGGTCGGCAAGATCAGGGGGAAGGAAGATCAGCGGGCCAAGCAGGGCCGCGTCACGCTCTATCCGGTCGGGACTTGGGACCTCAAAAGCGAGTTTTACGCCGAGGTCGCCAAGGTGCGCGGGACCGACGGCGAATTCCCGCCGGGGTTCTGTCACTTCGGCGACTTCCTCGACGAAGGCTATTTCCGCCAGATCACCGCGGAAACCTTGGCCGATGCCGTGCGGAAGGGCCGGCGGGTCAAGGTGTGGCAGGCGATCGGCGGCGCGAACCATTTTCTCGATTGCCGAATTTACGCGAAGGCGATGGCCGAGCGTCTCGGCCTGACCAAAAACACGCAAGAGGATTGGCGGGCTTTGGCCAAGCGCTACACTCAACTGAACCCGGCCGCGGCGGACCTCCACCGCTCGGCGGATACGACGCCGGAGGGGCTTCCCCCTCCCCCTCCGGCGTCGGACGACCGCCGCAAGGCGAGGGAGGAAATAGCGAACAACCTTGACAAGGCTATCGCCGACAAGCGATCAGGGGCGGGAGTTCGGCGGGGCCGCCGGGTCATATCCCGCGGGGTGTAACGAATGGCCGGAATCACGCTTTCGGACGCCGAAACGCATCTGGCGACGTGGCTCGCCGCTCAAACCGCGATCGCTACCAGTCAGAGCTACACGATCACGTCGGGCGAGAGTTCCCGCACGCTGACGCGCGCCGACCTCGGCAAGGTCCGCGAAATGATCGACTATTGGCAAGGCTGGGTGAATAAGCTCAGCCCGACGACCCGGCCGCGCACGCGGTACGCGGTGCCGGCCTGATGCGCGAGGTTAAGGTCGGGCGCTCGACCGTCAAGGTGCGCCGCACGATCGTCGACCGCATCGTCGAGGCAGTGAACCCGCAGGCCGGGCTTGATCGCCTCCGTGCCCGCGTCACGATGGAAATGGCGAGCCCGGCCGGCGGCTACCAGGCGGGCCGGCGTGACCGGCGGCAGACTCGCAATTGGCAGCCGCTCCCCGGCTCGGCGAATGCGGACATTCAGCCGGACCTCGCGACACTCCGCGCCCGCTCGCGCGACCTGTCGCGGAATGTCCCGATCGCCACCGGCGCCTTGAACACGGCGGTCACGAACATCGCCGGCGAGGGGCTGGCGGTGTCGCCGTCGATCGACCGCGTTACGCTCGGCCTCGGCGACGAAGCAGCCGAGGAATGGGAGCGCGCCGCGTCGAAAGAGTGGGCGATGTGGGCGGGGTGCGCCGACTTCACCGGCGTTCAGGATTTCCCGGGCTTGCAAGTGCTGGCGCTTCGCGCGGCGCTGGAGTCCGGCGACGTGTTTGCGGTGCGGCGCTACCGCGAGGAGCCCGGCGAGGTCTACGGGACGAAAATTCAACTCATCGAAGCCGACCGAGTCGGGAATCCGCTGGCGACGGCGGACTCTCCTTCGATGATCGGCGGCGTTGCGTTCGACGCCGACGGCCGGCCCTTGGGCTACTCGATCGCCGATCGTCACCCGGGCGATAGGATACTCATTCGCCGCGGCGCGGTGCAGTGGACAACCTATCCGGCCCGGGACGCTGACGGGCGGCGGCTCATCCTTCACCTTTTCGACCAAACCCGGCCGGAACAGGCTCGGGGCGTCCCCTACCTGGCGCCGGTGATTGAAGCGCTAAAGGTCCTCGGCTCCTACTCAGAGTCCGAAGCGACCGCGGCGCTTGTGTCGTCGATGTTCACGGCCTTCGTGACATCGGAACAGGGGGAGGAGGCGCAGCCGATCGTCGGTGAATCGTCCCTGACGGACTCGAGCCTCGCCAGCGATGAACTAAAGCTCGCGGCCGGCGCGATTGTCGGTCTTGCTCCCGGGGAGAGCGTCGAAATCGCCAACCCCAGCCGTCCGAATGCTGGGTTCGATGCGTTCGTGACTTCAATCTGCCGCCAGATCGGCGTTGCGCTTGAGTTGCCCTACGAGTTGCTGATTAAGCATTTCACCGCGTCATATTCGGCCAGCCGGGCGGCGCTCGAAACCGCGTGGCAGTTTTTCCGCCGCCGTCGGGCGTGGCTCGCGGCGCGGTTTTGCCAACCGGTTTACGAGTGGGTGATCGAGGAGGCGGTCGCCCGCGGTCGCTTGGTAGCGCCGGGGTTCTTCGCCGATCCCCTCATTCGCGCCGCATGGTGCCGGGCGTCGTGGGTCGGGTCGGCGCGCATCAGCCTGGACCCGCTCAAGGACGCCAACGCCGACAAGGCGAACCTTGAAAATTGCACGACGACGCGCGAGCGGATCATTCAGGAGCGCTTCGGCGGCAGCGTCGAGCAGACGATTTCCCAGCTTGGCAAAGAGCAGCGGGCGCGCGAGGAGGCCGGAATCATGCCGGCTCCGGTCCCCTCCCCTATGGGGGCGGATAGCCAAGCCGCACAAGATGTTGTAGAAGGCGATCCCAATGGGGCCGAGGACGACGCCGGCGACGCCGAGCAAGAGGACACGGGGACCTAATTGGCGAACCTGATTCACCTTGCCGACCGGGTGTTGAACCGCCCGCTTCTCATCCATCCAGGCAAGGCCGAAGTCATCTTGGAAGTGCTCGCCGGGCGCCTCGGCATCGAAGCGGCGCCGCTCTCGCCGGATGCTTCCCGCTTCGTCGGCGGCTACAAATTCGACCAAAACAACGGCGTCCCCTACCGCGTCGAGAATGGCGTCGGCGTCCTGACGATCGACGGCAGCTTGGTTAACCGCGGCGCCTGGGTCGGGGCGAGTTCGGGCCTGACCTCCTATGAGGGGATTGCGGCGCAACTCGCTTCGATGATGGCCGACCCGAACGTCTCCTCGGTCGTGCTCGATATCAACTCGCCCGGCGGCGAGGCGACCGGAATGTTTGGCCTTGCCGAGGCAATCCGCGGCTACCGCGGCAAAAAGCCGATTGTCGCCAGCGTGAACGACGTGGCGGCTTCGGCGGCTTATGGGATTGCGTCTCAGGCTGATCGAATCATGGTGTCGCCGAGTTCGATTGTCGGGTCGATCGGCGTCGTTTTGATGCACGTCGACCGGTCAAAGGAACTCGCCGCAAAAGGGCAGACGGCAACCCTCATCTATGCCGGCGCCCACAAGGTCGACGGGAATCCGTTCGGGCCTCTTCCGGACGCGGTGAAGGCTGACCTCCAGGCGGAGGTCGATTCGCTCTATAGCCTTTTCACGCGGACGGTCGGCGAGGGGCGCCCGAGCCTCGGCGCCGCCGCCGCCCGCGACACACAGGCGCGAGTCTTCATGGGCGCGGAAGCGGTTGCCAAGGGCCTCGCCGACGTGCAGGGGTCGCTTTCGGACGCGATCGACATGGCGCGGGCGATGGCCTCGAGCAAGAGTGAACCCGGAGCGGGACGGGCGGGCCGTTCTCGCGGGTCAAAGGACAACCCGGCTCCCGCCGCCGACGTAACGCAGGGAACTCCGAAGATGGACTGGAAAGCAATCACCCTTGAGGACCTCCGCGCGAACCGCGCCGACCTTGTGGCGGCGATCGAGACTTCCGCGGCTGTCAATGATCGCGTCGCCGCTGCGGGCGCTGCCGGCGCCGCTGCCGAGCGGCAGCGAATCCTGGCGATTCAAAGTGCCATGTTCCCGGGCCAGGAAAAGCTCGCCGCCGAACTCATCAGCGACGGCAAGACGACCGCCGGTGAGGCCGCGCTGAAATTCAATGAGGCCGAGAAGGCGTCGGGGGGCAAGCGGTTGGCCGACCTGCGCGCCGCCGGCGATCAAGTCCGCGTGCCGGCCTCCCCGCATGTTGCCGACGCCTCGCCGAAGCCGCCAAAGGCCGAGAGCGGCACGACCGAGGCCGATTGGAAGGCCGAATATGTGGCCAGCGCCGATCTTCGGTCGGAATTCCTCACGGAAGCGGCATATGTCGCCTATAAGCGCGCCAGCGCCGATGGCCGAGTGAAGTTCCTCGGCAAGCGAGCGGCTTAGGAAGCCTCAGCCCCGGCCCGCCGCGACGGCGCGCCTTTCCCTTTGATGGAGTCCCCGATCTATGACTACTCTCGCAGCCAACAAGCCCCGCGCCTATGAGGGCGCGCCGACCCGGATCGAGGAATCGGCGTTCCCGGTCATCGCGTCCGATATCATCTATGAGGGCGCCGCAGTCGGCATTGTCGCCGCCTCTGGCCATGCTCGGCCGCTTGCGTCCGGCGACGTGTTTGGCGGATTTGCGACGCGGCAGGCCGACAATTCGGCCGGCGCCGCCGCCGCGATCAACGTCACTGTGTACACGAAGGGTTATGTCGAGTTGCCGATCACCGACGCGGTCATCACCGACCGCGTGGGTCTGCCGGTCTACGCGACTGACGACGACACGTTTTCGTTCTCGCCGGTGGGCGGAGTTTTCGTCGGCCTCTTCCATCGGTTCGTGTCGTCCGGCCGCGGGATCGTGGCGTTTGACACGCTCGCCCTTCGCGACCCTCACGAAGGTTGGACCCACGTGCTCAAGTCGGCCAACTACACCATCGACGCGGCCGATACCGGCAAGTGGCTGTGGGTCGATACCGACGCGGTGGTCATCACGCTCCCGGCGGTCGAAGGAATCGCGATGGTCCGCGTGGGCAATATCGCCGCCTATGGCGTGTCGGGCGTGGCCGTTTCACCGAACGCCCTCGACATGATCGAGGGGCCAGGCATCACCGCCGCGGACAACAAGGACCTCATCAATACCAAGGCGACCGCTAAGCGCGGCGACTGGATCGAGGTCGGCAACGGCGACACTAACGGGTGGTCGGCCCGCTTCTCCGGCACTTGGGCGCGCGAGGCATAACCTCGGCCCGAACCTATGGGGCCGGCTGGTAGTCAGCCGGCCGGCACCCGGCCCGCCGCGACGGCGCGCCCTTCCCTCGACGGAGTCAAACGATGGATCAACAGCTTCTTTCCTCCCGCGCAATCATCGGCGAGTATTATGCGCGGCTCGAGGCCAACCCCGGCCTCGGCTGGATCAACGGCGTTTCGAATCTCTTCCTCTCGGATCAAAATTCGGAAACCTACGCTTTCCTCGGCCAGTCCCCGGCAATGCGCCAGTGGATCGGCGGGCGGCAGGCGAAGGGCAGCCGAGTCAATTCGCTGTCGATCACGAATGTTCACTATGAGGCGACTCTTGAGGTCGCGAAGAAGGACGTTCGGCGCGATAAGACTTCTCAGATCGTCGCGCGAATTCAGGACATGGCCGACCGCGCGGTTACGCATTGGGCGAGCCTGTTGTCGACCCTCCTCCTCAACGGCCCGACGACTGTCTGCTATGACGGCCAATATTACTTCGACACCGACCACACCGAAGGCGACAACACGACGAATCAGTCGAACTCGATTTCGGTCGATATTTCGGCGCTGCCGGCGGCCGTGCATGGTGTCGTCACGGCACCGTCGGTCGAGGAAATGCAGCAGTCGATCTTGTCGGGCATCGCCGCGATCATGGGGTTCAAGGACGATCGCAACGAGCCGATGAACGAAAACGCGCGGGCGTTCGTCGTCATCGTCCCGGTGTCTCTGTACCTGACCGCGGTCGCCGCTATCTCGACGCTGGCGACGGTGGCGTTGCAGCAGAACCTCAACCCGAACCTGATCGCGGCGCTCTCTGTTACGGTCGAGATGAATGCGCGGCTCACGTGGACCGACAAGTTCGCGGTCTTCCGCACCGACTCGCCGATCAAGGGCCTTATCCGCCAGACCGAGCAAGACGTGGAGATGAAGGCGAAGGCGGAGGGCTCGGAGTTCGAGTTCGACAACGACGCTTGGCAGTTCGGCATCGATGCTTGGCGCGGCGTCGGGTATGGCTACTGGCAGCGCGCTTGCCTGGTGACGATGATCTAAGGCCGTCTGGCCGGAGGCCGTAGACTCCGGCTCGATTGACCGGCCGCGGGTTTCAACCCGGTCCCCGCGGCCGGTCGGCCTCCTAACCGGGCAGGGGTTCCAGCAATGAGGCTTTTCCAAGTGGTCGAGGGGCCGGCGCCTGTCGGCGTCGGCGAGGTCGTCGCTTTGACGCCTGCACAGTACGCGCCGAGGGAGCACGCGCTTCGCTCTCTCGGACAGATCGGCGACCGGCAGCACGCCGAGGTCGTCGCGCCGATCGAATTCAAGGCCGGGGAGGTCGTCGCTCTTGAGTGCGACCCGCCGAAGGGGCTAGCGCCGCGGTGGCGCGCGTTGGAGCCTGACGAGCCTGTCGATGGTGCGGAGGCTCCCGCCCGTCGTCCCGGCCGCCGTCGAGCCGTCAAGTAACGCTAGGAGTCAACAATGGCCGCCCTGTCCGTAACCGCCGCGCAAGTTCTGTGGGTTTCCGGCCCGATCGAGAAGGACGCAATCGCCGGCGAGGCGTTCGCTGCCGGTGCCGTGGTTTACAAGAGCGCGACCGGGACGTGGCTTAAGGCGCAATGCGACGGGACGGCGGTTGAGGCCGGCGAGAACGACCTTGGAATTGCTCTTGCCACGGCCGACGTGGCGGGGGCTCGGGTGTCGGTGGCGGTGGCCGGGGACTCGCCTGGGCGAGGCGCCGTGGTCAACCTCGGGGCCGGTGCCGCCGCCGCAGCCGGGCTGATATACGGCCCGGGCACGACGGCCGGGTCTCTGGTCCCCTCCGCCGATTGGGGGACAACGAACAAGGTCACGCCTTGCGCGCTCGGGATCGGGAGCAATCAAGTTCAGGTGTTCCGCGCCTACAACGCCGGCTCGGTCCGGCCGTAGCGCCGGCTGGCCATCCTCTAGGAGCCCGCGCCGATGGCGACTTTCACGAAGTACGAGACATTTGTCGAGCACGTCGCGAATAAGGTGATCGACTTTTTCGGGACGACCGACACGTTTAACGCGGTCATTCATTCCGACGCTCCGGTCGTCGCGACCGACGACAACGTGGCGAACCTCACGCAGATAACCGGGACCGGTTACGCCGCGGCGGACATTCAAAACGACGGGACGCGGAGCGGCGGCACGGTCACTATGACGGCGGTCGACGTGGTGTGGACCGCCGGCGCGGCGGACTGGACGGCTGGCCGCTACGTGTCGATCTATGACGACACGTCAGTCACCGACAAGCTCATGTGCGCTTATGATTACGGGTCGAACTTCACGCTCGGCAACGGCGAGACGTTCACCCTCGATTTTGGCGCCTCGCTGGCGACCCTCGCATGACGCCGGCCCCCCACTCTTTTTCATCGGTGACGCTGCTAGAGCCTAAAAAGCCGACCCCCGAAATGCGCCGGCGCTTCGGGGACTATCCGAAGGGGGCCAAGCTCCCCGAGACGACGCAACAGGTCAGCCCGCGGCGACGGGTAGCGGATTTCCCCGATGGGGTTCTCAACCAAAAGCACATCGAGCATTTGGAGCACAATCAGCTAATCCGGTCATGCTGCCGTCACCCGGAGAATCACGAAATCGAAGGATTGAAGTCTCACCCGGAGGAGCCGGCGACTGACATCTATATTTTCCATTGCACGTGCGGGCGGAAGCACCGGTTTTTTTGCGTCGGCATGGGCGACCCTCGACCGGAGTGGAAATAGAACATGGCGGCGTCGTGCGCTGACTGCCGGTGGATGCTTAAGACCGGCCCGGTGGAGATGGTGTGCCGGCGGTTCCCGCCGACGTGCTTCCCGATCGTCACTCAGAACGTGCTGACCGGTCAGCCTGAGGTCAACTTTCGATCGAATTTCCCGCCGGTGAGCCGCAGTCTTGAGTGCGGCGAGTTCCGGCCAAGGATTGAGGCGGTGAGTTGAACTTTGCCGATCGCGTCAAAGACACGACCACGACGACCGGGACCGGCAGCATAACGCTTGCCGGTTCCGCGCCGACCGGCTTCCGCACGTTTGCAGCGGCGCTGGGGGCCGCGGCCGATCGGGTCCCTTACGCGATCGTCGCGCAAAGCGGCGGCGATTGGGAGGTCGGCATCGGCACGTTGTCCGGCTCGACCACGCTCGCGCGCACGCGCGTTCTCAAGTCGTCCAACAGCGACGCCGCGGTGAATTTCTCGGCCGGCACGAAGGACGTGTTTGTCACTATCCCCGGCGATTGGGAAGCCGACCTTCTTCCGCGCGGCCGAGCCGACATGCTTCGGCTAGGCGCTTTCGTTCCGTAGGGGCTGACAGATGGCCGCAAATACCGACCCGATCTACACCCGCACGGCGGACATTCAGTCGCTCAACGGCGCGGTCGCGGGGCCCACCGCTAACACCGGGCAGGACGGCACGTCGTCGTCTACCTCGATGTATTCGGTTGCGCAGGCCGACACGACCGAGGGCGGGTTCTTTCAGAAGATCGTCGCCCGCGCGGTTGGTTCTCCGGCGGCGACTGTGCTTCGCATTTACGTTTGCACCGTCACCGGCGCCCTGACGATGGGCACTACGAACACGGCGGCCAACACGTTCCTCATTTACGAGGTTGCGCTGCCAGCGGTGACGCTCTCGCAGACGGCCGCAACGCAGCCAATCGAAATACCGCTGAACTTGGCCCTTCCGGCCGGCTATCGCCTCCTGGCGTCCTTTGGTACGTCCACCGGCTCCGCCGGCACCGGCTACGTGCTGACCGCCATCGGCGGCAAGTACTAAGGGCTCCTGATGATCCCGGCCGGGCTCCCGCAGGTCGGTACGGGCGCGGTTCAGGTCTTCTCTGGAAACGGGACGGCCGGGCCGGGCGCCACCGCCAACTGGCAGCGTTACGACGTTCCCGCTTGGGCATCTTTCCTGTCGATCACCGCAATCGCTCCTGGAGGCGGCGGCGGCAAAGGAGCAGGTGGCGCGGCAACTGTGGCGTCCGGCGGTGGCGGCGCCGGGGGGCTGACCCGCTGGTTCGGGCCGGCCTTCCTACTGCCGAGCGTGCTGTGGGTGAGGCCGGGCCGTGGCGGCCTCGGCGCGACGACCTCGGCCAATGGCGCGACTGGCGACACGTTGGTCGTCGGGATTTTTCCGAACAACATCGCCGCGAACCTCATTTTCAGCCAAGCCGGCGGCGGCGGCGGCGGCGGGGCGGCAACCTCGACCGCTGGAGCGGCGGGCGCTATCGGCACCGCGACAAGTGGAGCCTTTGCCGGCTCCGGCTTGTGGGTTTCGGTTGCCGGTCAAGCCGGGACTGCGGGATCGGCCGCCGCTAACGGTGCGGTAACTGCCGTTACCCCCGGCGGTGCCGGCGTCCCGACCGTGGGCGGCACCGGGGGCGGCAACGGCACAGCGGCGGGTGGCGCGCTCACCGCGACCGGCCTTTGGCGCGCAATGGCTGCGGCGGCTGCCGGCGGCGCCGGTGTCGCGACGGCCGGGCTGCATGGCCGGAACCTCGGTATGTTGCCGGGCTTCCTGATCGGCAGGATGGAGCCGTTGTTGTTTTATTCCGGCATGGGTGGCGGCGGCGCGACGACCGGCACCGGCGGGCGTGGCGGTGACGCTGGTTTCGGCTGTGGCGGCGGCGGCGGCGGCAACTCCTCGACGGCTGGCGGCACGGCCGGCAACGGCGGGAACGGGGGCGATGGTCTAGTTATCATCGTTGCGTCGTGAACCCCTGGGGCCTCCCGCAAGTCGGCAAAGCGAGCGTTCAGGTCTTCGTCGGCAACGGCACGGCGGGCGCTGCGGCAACTGCCAATTGGCAGCGCTGCGATATCCCTGTGTGGGCGAGCCGGGTGTTCATCCTGGCAATCGCGCCGGGTGGCGGGGGTGGCCGACCGATTAACCTTGGGACGGTAGGAGGCGGCGGCGGCGGCTCCGGTGGCATGACCCGTTGGTTGGGGCCGGCACTTGCGCTTCCCGGCGTGCTGTGGGTGCGCCCTGGTCGTGGCGGGGCGGGGGGGGCGGCATCTAACACCGCTGGTTCGGCCGGCGACACGCTGGTCCTCGGCATCTTCCCGAACAACATCGCCGCGAACCTCATCTTCTCTCAGGCCGGCGGGGGTGGCGGAGCGGCAGCGACTACGGCTGGCGCGGCCGGCGCTATCGGCACCGCAACGTCGGGGGCCTTCGCGAGTGCTGGCCTGTGGGTATCGGTTGCGGGCCGGGCCGGCGCGGCTGGCGCCGCTGCCGGTGGCGGTACAGGCGGGGACGTGACTCCAGGGTCTAACGGCATCATCACTGTCGGCGGGTCAGGCGGTGGGAATAGCAACGGTGTAACTGGAGTCGGTGGTGCATTGATTGGCGCTGGCCCCTGGCGTGCCGTGGCAGCCTCGGGCTTACCGGGCGACGGCCGGCCTACGCCGAAATTAGCGCTGCCGTACCAACTGACGCGACTAGAGCCCTTTATTCTCTATCCTGGTCTTGGCGGATCGGGCTCGAATGGCGCCGGGAGTTCTGGCGATTTCGGCTGCGGTGGGGGCGGTGGTGGCGGTGGATCGGCCGTTAACAGCGGGAACGGCGGCAATGGTGGCGATGGCCTGGTCGTGGTAATGGCCTGGTGAAGCCAGAGGAGGCGACGATATGCAGGAGTGGTGGAAGATTTACATTTTGAGGCCGGAGTTAGGGCTGGCGCTTCTAAAGAGGACCCGCGACGGTGATGTCGAGGGCTTCTTTCAGCTCGACGGCACGCCGATCGACGCGGCCTCGGTGCGAGACTACACGACGCTTTTCACCGATCAGCCGTGGCCTGAGTGGGCGCCTGGAAAGCCGGAGCCGCCGCCGGAGCCGCCGCCGGAGCCGGTGTCAGAGGAGTAGGGGGCCGGGCCGCCTAGATGCTCGGCCATTCGGCCCTTTCGGAAGCCCCGATTTCGACGCTCCCCGCCGCTGCGGGGGGTGGGGCGACGTACACGCTCGCGGCCGATGCTGGTTCGTTTGCTTTAACGGGGTCCGCGGCTGGCGTCCTGAGAGGGTGGAAGGTGGCCGCGGGGGCCGGCTCCTACACTCTCACCGGCCAAGCCGCCGGAGTGCTTTACGGGCGCCGCCTGACGGCCGGGGCCGGCGCGTATAATCTCACCGGCCAGGATGCGGCGACCAAGCGTGGGCGGCTTATGGCGGCCGGTGCTGGTTCCTTCGCCCTCACCGGCCAGACTGCCGCGCTTCTCCGCGGGCTTCGCCTGACGGCGGGGGCGGGGTCATTTGTCCTTAGCGGCCAAGCGGCGACGCCGGCAATCGTTCGCGCTCTGACGGCGGGCCTCGGGTCCTACGCGCTCAGCGGCCAAGCCGCGTCGCTCTTGGTCGGGCGCGTCCTCGCTGCCGCCGCCGGCTCCTATGCCTTGACCGGTCAAGACGCGACGCTGCGGAAGGGCCGAAGCCTGACGGCGGGCGCCAGCGCGTACGATTTTTTAGGGCAGGCGGCGGGGCTCCGCGCTGGCCGTCTGATGGCGGCGGCTCTCGGTACGTTCGCGTTGACGGGCCAGGACGCGACGTTAAACCGGGGGAAAACCATTCTCGCCGGGGCCGGCTCCTATGCGCTGACCGGTCAAGACGCGGCGGCGAAGATAGGGCGCCGGGTCGCGGCGGGGGCTGGTTCCTATTCGCTCGCCGGGCAGGCCGCGCAACTCCTCCGCGGTGCGCGCCTATCCGCGGGCGCGGGTAGCTACACCCTCAACGGTCAGGCTGCCAGCTTCGCGCTGGCGCGGAGACTGATCGCCGACTTCGGCGCGTTCCTCCTCTCCGGCGGCGACGCCGGGCTCACCGTTGTTGGGGCGGCGGTCGTCAATCAAAACGTGCTGTTCCGAATCGCCGCGCCGATCGACACGGCAGCCGATCGCGCCGCCGTGATCGCGGCGACGGCAACAACCGCCGTAACTTCGGCAGCGGACAGTTCGGCAACCGCACGCAAGCACAGCCGCAGGCGGCTCCTCCGCCGACGCCCGCGCCGACACCCACACCAACGCCGCAAGCACAGCAGCGCCGCGAATGGGGCAATAACGGTGAGGGCGGAAGACGTAGTCGCGGCGGTGAGGGCGGCGGTTTCGGCCGTCGCACTGAAGCTGCGCCTGCGCAAGTGCAGCCGCCGCTGCAACAATTCGGTCAGCCCAACCGTACTTTTATCCAGCCGCAACAGCCGCAGCCGCAAAACTCCGCGCAAGCGCAGCCCGCGCCGAGCCCGCGCAATCCGGACTCGTCACCGGCACTCGCAGGCGGACTCCACGGCAACGGCCGCGGCCGTTGGAATCGGGATCGCGATCAGTAACGTT